CGCTTAGCGTGACGACTTTCTTGATGGGAACCAGGTGAGCAGCTTTCTTGAGCCGATCAAGTGCGCGAGCCATGTGATTACGCTATACGATTGGATTGTAGGCATGGAAAAGCCCTGGTACAAGACCAGGGCTTCTGTGTCTGCGTGATCAGCTCTTAACCAGGTCAAACGTAGGTGCGTCGCTCGGGCGGAACGACACCTCGATTGACTGGCCATCGTCAGGGTTGACCGTGAAGTTGGCAGCCGTCAGGATGACGGGCACCGTGATCGAACGGCTGAGGGTATCGCTGACGCTGCCGCCGCTCACCACGCGATCGATGTAGAGCTTCATCGTGGCGCCCTCCTGCTCCCGTTGGAGCACATCAGCAACCAAGCGGCTGGCGATGCTGGTGTCTTCGCTGGTGGTGTAGATGGTGGCTGAGCCTGAACCATCAGCAAAACCGCTGATATACCGGCGGAATGGCACGGTCTGACCAGCGGCCTGGCCGATGGTGGTAACGTCGATCTCTTCGCGGGTTACTTCAAACGACCACTCGCGCACCTCGGCTACTGCCACAAAGCTGTCGTATGCCACCTGAAAGATGTTTGGCGTTACAGCCGTGCCATCATCGGTGATCGCTACGGTAGAGCCACCAAGCGTGGCAGACACCTGCATGGCACCAGTGCTGGCGGTGTAGCTGATGACGTAGTAGGTAGTAGCAGCAGAGATCCCGGCAGGCAGGGTGCCAGAGCCCGCAGCGCCAGTGTTGACGTTGATCACACTGAACTGCACCGGGTCGCCAACCTTGAAGCCAAGGAACGGCATGACGGTGATCACGTCAGTGGTGGCATTAACGCCAGATTCGGCAAACGTGGCAATAGTGCCAGCTGGCTTGTAATAGAGCGCCCCGGCTGTGCCGGACAGAACGGTGGCAGACATCAGTCAGCGGAAGAACTGCCGTCAGTCTACATACGCTTCAAACGTGATCGTAAGTTGCGTTTGGTAGTAGGCTGCAGGTGCTGGTGGTGTGATCTGCGCCGGTCCCGATGCTGCGTCGAAGTGAATATCGCTGACCACTTGCCGGTCAAATAGATCCTTGATGCGCTCGGCAATGGCGAAGTTTGCCGCAGTGCCAGCGCCTAGCGGCGTGAACACATTGACCGTCAGCACGCCATTCTGCCGGTTGAAGCCAGTAGACGGCGCTAGCAGCGTGGCATAGGCGTTGTCGCCAAACCGAATGAACGCCTGCAGCCATGGTGTGTTGTTCGGCGGCGTGAATGGTACGTTCTGATAGCTGACCGGATACACCGGAGCAATGGCCATCTGCGTGGCAATGCGCCCTTCAATGGCAGCGCGGATGTCGTTGTAGGTGCTTGTCATGACTCGCGCCCGATACGTGCTGCCGCTGCCTGCACTCTAGTTTGCACATCCTTAGCAATGCCTTGCACCCAGCCAGGCTCGGCTTGCTTGCTGCGATACTGACCACCCCATGACGGAGGGTAGCTGCCGCCTGCTAGCGGCTCCGCATATGGCAGGTTGTTGTGAACTGAGTAGATGTTGCCGACTTTCTCTTTCTGGTAGCCGAGGCGCTTAATTGCAGTTACACCTGGATAGCTGCCGGATGGCGCAATGCCCCCAGGCGCTGCGTTCTCGCCTACCTGCCAGCTGGCACGGAATCTGCCAGTGTCAACCGGGCTGGCTTGCTTAAGCAGGCTGTCAGTCTCTAGCACCGCTGCACGCAGCAGCTTTTCGATCTGATCCTCGCAGTACCTGCCAATGTCTCGGGCTTGGATCGGGCGTGCCATTAGTCCCTCAGGATCAGCTCATAGGTGATGGCCGTGTTGTCCTGTTCGATGGTGCGCACCTCGATTATCTGCAGGCTGCGATTGCTGATGATGACGCGATCGGCGGTTGTCGGCACTGCTGCCGTGTCTGCTGCAGCGATGGTCAACCGCTTATCGCCAGCTTGGATCAGGTCATTTACCTCGCGCAGGCTTACATCCTCTAGCACTCCACGCAATGCGGTATCACTGGTGGATTCGCTGACGGTGCCAGCAGTTGGGTTGTAGATGCCAGGCGTGACGCGGCGTAATGTTGCAACACCACCAAACCTGGCCATTAACTTACTGGCAACCTTGCGTAGCGGGCTAGCGAGTGTCATGCGAATACCTCGCTGGCAACAATCCTGCCGCGCGCAAAGGTGATGTCAACGTTGCTGCTGTGGTTGGCGATGAACAGTGCTACTTCATCGTTAGCGGCCATGCTGATCATCCAGTTGGTGACCAACTTGGCTTCCTCGTTGCCCGAGCCGGTGTAGGCGCGGCATTCGGTTTGATCTATGGCGGTGCCATTCTTGGCCAGCTTGATGCCGAGCACTTTGTTGTTGCCGCTGACGGTCTTGGCGTCGATGCTGCCGTAGATCTGCATCAGCTTGGTGGCGCCGCTGGTGTTCTTCACCGCAAATGCGTTGGTGGTGCCGAGCGTCATGCCGCTTGCGGTGGCGGTGTCAAAGGTGGCGGTGAGGCCGGTGGAGACGTACACGCCCTGCGTAACTATGTCAATGGTGCCGCTATCCATCTTGCTGGCTTGACCGCGCACCATGACTGCAGCCGCGCCAGAGGGGCCTGCAGGCCCTGGCGTGGTGACAACGACTGTGTTGGTAGTCTCGTTAACGGTTACGGTTGTCATGGTGCTGTGTAGCCCTCAGAGACGAATACGATGCCTTCTAGGTAATAGTTGCGCAAGCCGCTGGAGTCTTCCAACAAAACATCGTAATAGGCTTCATTAGGAAAGCCTGCAGTCTGCGTATCGGTCAATGCAATGCTGATTTGACCAGCAGAGCGGTTGGTGTAGGTAACAGCAAAGTCAGCATATTTGGTGGTGCGGCCTTCATTCCACACTTGCGCGTAAGCAGTCCAGCCGGTCAGGTTGATATTGGCATTATTGGAATCTTTAAACTGCAGCGAGAGGTCATAATCAGCCCGTCGCTGGATGGTGATATTGTGCTGGCCGGGTTGAACGCTCATAGCCAGACTCTAGCCGGCTGCTCAGGGCTCACCGCATACTCTGCCCAGCCTTCCGGCAGTTCGCCCATGTAGTTGACGTGCCAGCCGCTCAGCAGCACGGGTGGGGTGATCACCTCGCCGGTGTCGGGGTCGTAGGTGCCGCCTTTGTAGATGGGGCCGACCACATCCAGCGCGTGCGTGTGGCTGGCGGTGAGCACCACGGTGTCGCCGTCGTCATTGGTGGTGGTAAGGCCAGCAGCATCCAGCGCGGCCATGCCGGTGGATTCGTCGGGGAAGCGGATGTAGTGCGTCATTGCGTGATCGACTGGAGGGTGGAGTTAGGCAGGCGTGTGGGCCAGTAGGTGAGGCGGCGGATGGTGCCGTTGATCCGATCTCCGCCGTCCATGGAACCAATGCTTAAGCGATCTACAGTTGATGGCACAGCTCCTGACGTATCAGTTCCAGCCAGCAAACCGCTAGCAGCATAAGCAAAGTCATCTAGTGCGTATCCGGCAGCAGATTGAATAAATCCGGTAGCGGTAACGCTTGAGGAAATTGATGCAGTAACAGTGCCAGACGCAGACAAAATGAACTGAGGATTGTTTGCTAAATTAAACAAAATCCCAACTCGGTTATTGATTGTCCCGTCTGTTGCAAATGCAATTCGGCGGTTACCGTTTGTAGGCTGAGGAGCATTGGCTGACACAAATAGGGAGCCTTGGTCCTGCCGATACCAGGAGCTGAAGTTTGCCCCCGTGATGCTGGCAACGTCCGCGTTGCGGGTGGCGGCAGTGCCAGTGGTTGGGATGTAGGAAGAGGCAAAGGCGCCGAGTTCTAGTTGGGGCGCTGCAAAACGTAGAGTAAAATCTACAGCTACACCACTAGCAATACCAATTACAAAGCCAAGCTGCGCCCGTGCGGTTAATGCGTTAGTAAGCGTTCTAGTTACGGTTGCCCGTGCTTGTAGTAACGATGTTCCAGTCGCAATGATTGTGCCACCTGATCCTTCTGTAAGATATCCACCAGCCAAAGTTCGCTCAAGTATCCGCAGCCGTGGGGCTGTTGTGTTTGAATACGACCCAGCAACTAGCGAACAATAACAACTGCCTGTCCAAGTCTGTCCAGATGCAGCTACTGCGTCGATGGCAGGTTGAAGGTTAATGCTAAATCCACTGGAATCTGAGCTTGTTCCTGACACACGGATATCAACGTAAGACAGTCCTTCATTCGTGCCCAAAGCTGCTATCTGTAAAGTAAGTCCTGCCGCTATAGCGTTTGTGGATAGTCCCGTAGGATAGGTGCCTGGAGTGCCAGTTGCCCCGCCAGTCATAGAAGATGACCTGACTTCGTTTGCCCGCTGCTCCTCCACCAGCAGGCCCAGGCTTTCGCCGGTCGTGGGGTTGTGGTCAAACCTCGGCACATCCACAGCTGCCGTCTGCAGCGTTCCCGCGCTGTCGATGTAGGTCGCGCTGCTGGCGCGGGTGAAGGTGACGAGGCTAGCCCCAGTAGTGGCGTCAACTAAGCTCTTGTTCTCGGCAAAGCGCAGGTCAAGCGAAGGCACTGCCTGAGCGCGGCGCCACAGCGCATCCTTAGCCCAGCCAGGGACCGTTAGCGCCCGCTGAGCAACGAGCAGCCGACTCACAAGCCAGCCTCCAGTAGGTTCACGCGGACGCTTACCGTGCTGGCACTTACCGGGGTGTAGGCGCCACGGGTTTCAAGCTCAGCGAACAGCGTCGTGCTGGCAGTGCCCAGCTTGATGAGCCTGCCGGGGTAGTCGGTTTGCGTGTAAAGGGTGCTACCGAAGTCGCTAGGCGTTGGCAGGTCGATGAAGCCCATGTAGGTGGCACGATCACCACTCAGCAGGTCAAAGGCGGCGTTGTCAGCGATGGCGGTAGGGCTGGCGCTGTACAAGTGCAGACGGAACGCACCCATGCCGCTTGGCACTGCGCTGTCAGAGAACGCCAGCGAGACGCTCTGGATAATCACAAACCCGGCACTCGGGCCAGCAGCGGTCAGGCTAATGATTGCGCTGCCGCCTGCGTCCCCAACCACGTCACCAGCGGTGTAGGCGGTGGTGTTGCTAGGGCGGGTGATGGTGGCGGTGGAGCGGTATGCGCCACCTGCTACGAGGCTTGCATAGCTGCCATCAGACCTACGCTGTAGGCCGATGTCGCCGCCGGCAGGAGAGATAAGATCAGGCATGATTAGCTACGGCGGATCGCAAAGTTACCTGGCCCACTTATTCTAAGCCCCGTCAGGTAACGCTCCATCAGCGGTGGCACCTTGTCAGCACCAACGGCGCCGTAGCCAAGGTTAGGCGTCACGTCAAGGCTGCCGATCTTGACATTCTTATAGTCTTCCAGTCCGCTCAGGCCAATTCCATCTGGGTTGTTGTGCAGATACGCTGCCAGCACTACCTGCGCGTATTGAATCTGCGCCGGGATCTCAGTATCTGTAAAGTAGTCCGTCGTGATGCGGAACGGAAACCCTACAGCGTAGGTATTGATGTAGGTATCAGGCTTGCGCACGCCGGTACGCGGCCACTGCAGCGCCTGCGTATCGGTCGCACGTGCGCCAAGGAACCGCTCGCGGTCTAGCCGTTGCGTCGCGGTAAAGAGTGCCCGGTTCTTCTGGTCAGTGGTAGCCGATGCCCATGCCGTGACATCAGCATCCTGCACAAACCCATCAATGATCGACTGCGCTGCTGCCAGCGTCAGGTAGCTGTTTGCGTCGGCCGCGCCTGGCGTGGCCACGATTGTGATTGCCATCGTCAGGCTCCGTTAGATCCAGTGTAGGAGTTGGCTCTGGCATAGAAAGAGAGGCCACCTCCGTAGAGGCGGCCTCGCGGTCACGCAGTCGCCGGAAAGCGAACAGCCCCATCAGACGCGCTTGAGCAGCACGGTCAGGATCACACCAGCCAAGGCGGTGGTGGTACCTGTCACGTCCAGCGACAGCCGGTTGCCCACCTCAAGAACGAGGTCAGCAGCAGTCGCGGTCAAGGCAGGAGTCTGCTCGGTAAGAGCAGTGCCTTTGAAGTTGATGGTGGCGCTCAGCAGGTCATCGCCAGCGGTGGCGGCTTCAGTGCCTTGGCAACGACGGACGGTGCCGGTTACGGCGCTGCCATCGCTACCAGCAGTTGCGTGAACTTCACGCACTGCCACCACTTCACACTTAACGGGAGCAGTCCAGAATTGCACGTCGGCAATCGAGGATGCCCCGTAAAAAGTGGCTTCAAGGTACTGCTCGGTGGACAGTTCAAACTGGGAAGGTTGTGCCATGGTTAGTTACCTCAATCGAAGTTGGAGGTGTTGGTGGCACGCACGATGCCGAGGTTCTTCAGCTCGTACACCCTCGACCAGTTGCCAACCGTTTCCAGCTGGGCGCGGGTCGGGTTGGCAGTAGTAACGCCCCACTTGGCGCCAACAGGGTGGTAGCAGTAGTGCAGGTCGATCGACATGGCATCGCTCTTGGCGAGGATGTCACGGTCGGTTTCGGTCTGCATTGCGAGCTGTTCGCCGGAGGCAACAGCGCCCTGGGTGAAGAAGTAAGTGGCGTACTCGGTCGAGCTGCCGCTGCCTTCGGTCTGCACATCGTCAGACACGATCACGCGCAGACCCATGTAGGTCGGCACGCTCACGGCCCCATAAGCACCAGCCATGCTGCCGCCGACGAAGTCAGTGACGCTAGAGGTCAGACGAGCGTCTGTCTCGGTCACATAGTCGATCGCCTTGCGCTCAACCAGGTCGTAGTAGACCTTGGAGTGCATGGCAACAGCGGCCAGCTTGTCGCCTTGATCGCCCAGCAGGCTGCGGGCTTCGGCAACGTGACGGGGGCTCAGCGTGGTGGGGGTGTCACCAGACTCGCCGTCGATGCTCAGACCAAAGAAGGCAGCAGACGAGCTGTTGCTGCCGAGGGTGCCGAAGACACCAGCAAGGCAGGACAGCAGATCTTTCTGGCGTTGGTTGGCAACGTAGTCAGCGATCTTGGCGCCGATGGCGGCCATGGGATCGGCACCAGCAGCCAGGGCTGCCAGGTCACGAGCCTCAAAGGCGCGGCCACGATGCAGGATCACGCCAACTTGCTTGTCAGCAGTGATCTTGCCGGGGGTCAGCGAAGTACTATCGGTCAGCACTTCAAAGTCGCCAGACAGGTTGGCTTTCCAGAAGGGGACGTTGATAAAGTCACCACCCTCAGTTGCATTCAGCTCCGCCAGGGGCTGCACCACACCGCTAGCCAGGAAGGCATCACGCTGCGTGGTTTGCTCGATGACGTAAGGCGTAAAAACCTCTGGGATGATGATGTCAGAGCGAAGAGTCGCCATGATTCATCTCGGGGAATGGTTTACGGTGTGGGCGCAGCCCAAAGCACCAGCGCAGCCGGTTGACAACAGCTTAGCGGTTAGCTGTTGCTTTCATGCGATCATAAAGGTCACGATCTGTACGAAACAGTCGCGCCTGCTCAGTTAGGTTGAACGAATCACGGCTGAATGGGTTAGCCATGCCTGCCGGAATGCCGCCAGTGCTGGCACCGGCTGATGGTGCACCACTACCTTGTGGCTTGGGTTGCTTTTGCATCCATGCTGGCAGCGTCTTAGCCCATTCACTGACAGGTGTGCGTTGGTAGCCGTCAACCACTACCACAGTGCCGTCAGCATCGCGCTCGATCTGGTCGGCGCTCAGCTTGGTCTTTAGCACCATGTCGGGGTCGTGCACGATGTCAGCCAGCGCCGTTACTGCTGGTGTGACGAGCTCCAGTTCACGGACTCGCGCTTCAAGGGTTGCGATGCGCTGGTCCTTCTCCGTCGTCGCCTCACGGAACTGTTGCTCCAGAGCCTGTCGCGCTTCTTGGTATTTGCCTTGTGATTCAAGCTGTTGCTGTTCGTGATTGCGCTTGAACTCCAATAGCTCATTGACATCAACACCATCAGGCAGTGCTGGCGCTTTCTTGGCAGCGCGTAGTTCAGCGATCAGCTCTTTATTCTTGCGCTCAAGCGCCTCCACACTGCGTTGCAGTGCGTCGTTGTTGTCGCCCCCAACAGCCGCAGGCTCCTGGGTTTGTGTTTCATCAGACATGGATAAGCCGCAGGCTTAATTACGCTGCCATCGTAATGGCGCGTAGCGATCGTGTCAAAGCGTGAATGGGACACACCAATTCGTGAGCCATGGAATCTGCTGATTAAGCAGTGCCTTGATGCAGTAGATCGCCATGAGCATCTGTACCGCAGTAGCGGCAATGGCTGGCATGCGGCTAAAGCTCAGGATCTGCGGTGGTACGTTGCTGAGCTAAAGGATTGGATTCACCGGCAGGAAGCAGCTACCACTTCACCTTGTCCGCCCAATATGCCGAAGACATCTTGCCGCGAGCAATGTTGTTAGCGTGCCTTGCTTTAAATGATGCCCGCCTGGCCTTGTCTGCTGCTGACTCGTTTTTGCGTGGCGGGCTGCCGCTGACACCCTGCTGACCAAACCGGATCAGTTTGATGGTCTCGCCCTCCTTGGCTAGTACCGCATGTGATTTGGTCGGATGACCTGGCGTCCGCTTGGGTTTGTTGTAACCCTCAAACTGTTCGCCGCGATAGGTGATCATCGCCGTGGTGCGGGTTTCAGCTCTGACCGCTTTTTAATGACCGCGTTGCCGGTTGACTCGGATTTGATTCGTACGATCGGATCATCCATGCTGCCGACACGGGTAACGCTACCGCCACCTTGCGTTGAGATGGTCGCACGTTCGCCACCAATGCTGGTGATTACGCCAAACGTGCGCGTGCCTTGATAGCTCCAGCTAACCCGGTCGCCGCGTTTCATTTCTTCTTGCCCCCCTTCTTGGGCATGGGCTTTTGAGGCTTGGCTGGTCCGGTGTATTTAGGCATTACTTTTTACCTTTGGGTTTGCGGGCTTTGCCGGCTTTTGATAGCGCGATTGCGATTGCTTGCTTTTGCGGTTTGCCCGCCTTCATTTCGGTTTTGATGTTGGCCGAGATCGCACGTTGTGATTTGCCCTTCTTCATTGGCATGCCGCCATTCCTCAATACCTACCAGCAGGCTAGCGCCATCTGCTGTTGCCCATCCTTTGTCGGTATA